CCGGTGCCGGTCGGCAGGGTGTTGGTGATGATGATGTCGGTAGGGTTCATTCTTGACCTTCCAGTCTCTTGATTTCGTTTTCGGCGTCCTGTTTGTAAAAGGTCAGCATTGCGATCTCCTCGCCGACCCAACCCGGCCGGACGCCCGTGCCGTATCTCTTTTCTAGATCGTCGATCTGTTCTTGCTTGCGCGCGATGTAGGCGCGGAGGGTTTCGATGGTCATCACCTCACCCCCAGCCGATCCAGCGCGAAGAACGATTTCTTGTAGCTTTCGATGAGGCGGTCCACGCGCTTGATCCTTTCGTCAATCTCTGGGCTGGTCACAAGAATATTGGTCAGCGTCTCGCGGTAGTCCCACAGCGCGGTCAGCACGATGTGGGTGTCGTCGGCTCCGAGTTTGATTGCCATCTCACCACCCCATGCCGTGAGCGAAAACGAAGCCAGCCCACAGCAGGCCGAAGATTGCGATGGCGCCGATCAGGTCTGCGGCGATGTCACGGATACGCATTGTTTCTCTCCTATCAGTAGGTGCTGCAACGCACGGTGTTGCCGATGGTGTAGCAGCGCGTGGTCGAATAGGTGCCGCCGCCGACCGTGGTGCAGGTGTAAGTGCTACCGATCCAATAGCAGTTGGTGGATGTATTTGCGCCAGCCGTTGAGGCGATGGTGGCCAGCAGTGCCGCAATTTGAAGTGCCTTGGTCATGGTCTGTCTCCTATCAAAACGGCGTTTCTTCGCCGGGGTAAGTTGGTTTCCACTGGGGCGGCGCGTAGCACGCGGCGGATGGCTTGTGGTCTGGCGGGGCTGGCCGGGCGATGACGCCCAGCCTGTTGAGTTCTTGTTCGATGGTCATGCGGACGCCAAATTGATGATGCGGCGTCCAAATGCGTGTATGGTAAACTGTGCCACACGCTTGCCGTTGCGAATTTCAGTGCGGAAGAAAACGCCATACCGTGTGGACCAATCAGCCATTTTTTGCACGATGAACACGAGCGCCTTTGACTTGGTGGAGTAAGCATCGCGCCCGATGCTAACGAAAATGGCGTTTTTGTGGGTCATCTCTTCGTCTCCTTGTTTGTTAGTTCGTATCCTCACCATACAGCCTGTTTCATCCCGCGCAAGCAAAAAATTGCGCTTGACGCGAAAATATTTTGGCAATACGCAGAGAGCATCGCAACACAGGAGGACGCCGTGAAGGCTCAACTCGAAATCAGAAAATGGGCGGACAAGGACGGGCGCAAGCTCGGCTGGCTGTCCGATAAAATTCCCGTCGCGCAATCCAGCCTCTCGCGCTGGATGAAGGGCCGCATCGTGCCGTCGGCTGTTTACCGCAATCGCCTCGCTGACATCACCGGCCTCGACATGGTGCGCGATGCCGCCAACTGGATCAAACCGGGAGACCTGGCATGAAGCGTGGCGAGATTTTGGATACTGCCAAGCATTGCGTGACGGTTGACCGGGCGGCGACGCATGGAGATGTCGAAAATAACTTCGGCCTCATATCCGCTTATTGGAGCGCGCACGTTGGCAAAAACATTACGCCGCACGACGTGGCCGTGATGATGACGCTGTTCAAGCTGGCGCGCATGAAGGCCAACCCAGCACACGTAGACTCAGCCACAGACGCAGCAGGATATGCCGCCATCGGTGGCGAGATTGGATCGGAGGCGTGATGGAGGTCTGGCTGAAAATGCGGGAGCCTCATGATGGCTATGAGGTAAGCAATCAAGGTGCAATTCGTAAGAAGATCAATTCCTCGCATCCAGAGCGTAAAAAGCCGTTCTGGTATGCAAGGCCATTCCACTCAAAGGGCTGCTTGAGGGTTGCAATCAACAACGGCAAAAAATTCACTGTGAGCCGCTTGGTGTACGACACCTTTGTAGGTGATTTGGAGGATGGATTGGTGATCGCTCACCGCAACGGAAAATATGACGACAACAGGCCGGAAAACTTAGTACAGGTTCCGCAGGTCGAAAATATTGCCCACAAACGCGAACACGGGACTTGGCAGGCATGCGAAAAACATCCGTCTGCTTTGGACAAACACTCCTTTGAAAAGGCTGAGGCTGTCAGAAATATGCTGATGTCAGCTAGGCGCGTTCCATCTGGAAGACTTGGAAAAGGAGAGCGCAAGAGAATAGCCACTGAATGCGGTGTTGATCTTGAGTTTATCACAACAGTGCAAAAAGGAGGCTGGACTCATGGCTCGATACATCGGCATTGATTTGGGCAAGCAAGGCGCCATCGCGGTCATGGACGCTGACGACATGAGCGTGCGCGTCTACGACATGCCAGGCACCATCGAAGAAAAGCGGGCGATCCTGTCTGAGATCGGCAGCGTGAAGTGCGCGTGGATTGAAAAGCCGTTCTTCCCGCGCATGATCGGCATCAAAAACGCCGTCACCATCGCGCAGGCATACGGCGAGATGAAGGCTTGCCTGTTCTACGCTGGCGTGCCGACGAATGAAGTGCCGCCGACTGCTTGGAAGAAGCACTTCGGCCTGTCCACAGACAAGGACGCATCCAGAGCATACGCATCAAGCGTGTTCCCGGATCAGTCAAATTTGTGGGCGCGCAAGAAAGACGACGGCAGGGCCGAGGCGGCTCTGATCGCATACTACGGATGGAGGAAGAAATGAGAACAGACCTAACCAACGAGCAATATCACGCTCACCACGCCATATCGTCCTCGGACGTGAAGAGGGTTTACAAAACATCGCTGGCCCACTGGAAGGGCAAGGTGCGCAAAGAAAGCAGCGCCTTTGCGCTGGGCAGCGCCGTTCACGCCCTCGTGCTCGAGCCTGAAAAGAACCTCGTTTTGCGTGGCCCGGAAGATAGGCGCGGCAACAAGTGGAAAGAGGCCCAACTCGCCGCTGACTTGGACGGCCAAATCTTGCTGCCAGAGGCCGAATTCGATCTGGCCGCCCGCATCGCCGACGCGGCCAAAGCCCACCCGGTCTTGGCCCAGTATCTGGCCGATCCGACATTCGTCGCCGAGGCCAGCTTCTTCGGCATCGACCCGGAAACCGGCGTGGAAATCAAATGCCGCCCCGACGGCTACCTGCCCGAGGCTGGCTTGGTGTTCGACCTGAAGACCACCACAGACGCCAGCCCGGACGGATTCCCGCGTGAGCTTCGCAAATACGCATACGACGTGCAGGCCGCCTTTTACCTGCGCGCCCTGCGTGCCGCTGGCTATAAGGCCGACACCTTCATCTTCGCCGCTGTCGAAAAGGAAGCGCCGCACGCCGTCGGCCTGCACGCCCTGACCGACCGCTATTTGCAGCACGCCGATCTGATCGTGACCGACACCCTGCGAAAGATCAGCAACGCCATCGCAGTTTCCGACTTCACAACCGGGTGGCCGCTGCTTAACACTATCGACCTGCCACGTTGGCAGACCGAGACCGCCGACGACGACATCTTCACCGAGACCGTCGATTTTTAAGACCCAAAGCCAGAGAGGAGCAAACCATGGCTAATAACGACGACTTCCACAAGGTTCTCGCCAAAAACGTGACCTTGCAGTATCCCAAGCTGAACCAGACCTATCGGTTCAACACCCAGAAGCAGGCCAGCGAGCCCTGCGCGCCCACCGCATCCAATGCGGCTTGGTCGGTCGCCTTCGAGATGACCAAAGAAGAAGCCCGGCCGCTTTACGAGCAACTGAAGGCGCACTATGACGCTTGCCGCGCCCGCAACAGCAAGATGCCTCAGTTCAAGACCGTGTTCGGCATGAAGAAGAACGAGGAAACCGGCACTGTCAGCTTCACCGCCAAGCGCAACGGCATGAAGAAGGACGGCACCGCGAACAAGGCCCCGACCGTCATCGACGGGCAGAAGCAACCGCTGGCCGATCTAAACATCTGGGGCGGCTCGAAGGGCACCGTGCGCGCTTGGGCCGTTGCCGTGGTCGATCCTGACGGCAACGGCGGCATCTCGCTCCTACTCGACGCTGTGCAGGTCACCGAAGCCCGCTACGGCGACGGCGGCATGGACGACTTCGATACCGTGGAAAGCAAGGCTGACCCCTTCGAGCAGAAGCCGCTTGCCGAAGAAAAGCGCCAGAGCCTGAAAGAGGAATTGGCAGACGATATTCCTTGGTGACATAAAGAAGAACCCCGGCAAGCGACCAACTTGCCGGGGTTCAAATAGGCGGAAGAGAGAGAGGAGAACTTCCATGCAAAGAATACAGGCAACGCAAAGCCATTACAAGGACATCAAACATGTCTGATGTCCGTTTCCTGACCGCGCCAGGATCGTTCTTCACGCTCATCGACAAGCCCGGCGAAACATACCCCGGCATAAGCTGGAGCGAGATCGTTAAGCTGGTGCAGACCCCGCAGGCGAAAGAAAAGATCGACGCCGACTTCTTCATCCCGTCAACCTACCGGGCGCACGATGGACGCGCCCATGAAGCCCAGCGCGAACACGGAACCTTTCGTGCGCTGGCCATAGACATCGACCGGGGCAACCCGTCGCTGGACGACGTGCAGGAAGCCGTGCAGGCCGTCTGCGGCGATGTCAGCATGCTGATCTACTCATCATCCGGCGCGTCGCTGGAGAACCGCAAATGGCGGGCCATTATCCCGCTGGCAGGCATCATCTCCGGTGCCGAATATGAAATCGTGCAGACCGCCTTCTTCGACCTGCTGCATGTCAATGGCATACACCCAGACGGCGCGCTAGCACGCTGCGGCCAGCCGATCTACCTGCCCAACGTGCCGCTCGCCAAGCGCGGGCCCGATCTTCAGCCGCTGTTCTACCAGCACCGTGTCCTGCGCGGCAAATCCCTGCGCCTGGACGCTGACAGCCCGATCATCCAAGAGGTCAACCGCCGGGCAGAGCAGCATCGCCTCGCAGCCGAGCAGGCCGAGCGTGCGCGTGCAGAGCGTGAGCGCCAGCGTGCGGATCGGCGGCAGAAGTTTCCCGACGAGGTGAGCCCGGTCGATGCCTTCAATGCAGACCACAGCATTGAGGATTTGCTTCTTCGCTATCAATACGACCGCAAGGGCGCGTCACAGCATTACCGGTCCCGCTACCAGACCAGCCCATCCTACGCGACAGAGAACTTTGTGACCCATTGGGTCAGCCTGTCAGGATCAGACGCAGCCGCAGGTGTTGGCAGGCCGAAGTCTCTGGGCGAGCATTCCTACTGCTGGGGCGATGCCTTCGATCTGTTCGTCCACTACGAGCATGACGGCGACTTCGACAAAGCCGTGCGTGCTTATGGGGCCGAGATCAACCCGCCGAGGATCGAGATGCCAGAGAACGGCCTGGATGATTTCGACTTTGTGGCACCGCAGGTTGAGCCAGAGGCGACGGCCGACGATGTAGCCGACAGCGACATTCCAGACGCGCCTGACGACGCGCCCGAGGCTGCACCGGATTGGCCGACACTTTACGACATGTTTGACGAGTCCAGCATTGAGCCGCGCAAATGGATTTATGCCCACCATTATCTGAGGTCGTTCGTCAGCGTGCTGGCATCCGCAGGCGGCATCGGGAAGACATCCCTGCAGATCGTGGAAGCCCTCTCTATCGTCACGGGCCGACCGCTCCTGGGCGAAGAAGTCAAAGAGCGCACCAACGTATGGATCGTCAACCTTGAAGACCCGCTAGAAGAAATTCAACGCCGTGTTCTCGCTGCGATGCGGCATTACGGCATCAAGCCAGCCGAGGTCGAGGGCCGCCTGTTCGTCAACGCTGGCCGAGACTTCAGCCTCAAGTTTGGCATCCAGACGCGCGACGGCGTGCTGCCCAACACCAAGCTGGTCGAATACCTCTGCAAGAAGATCCCCGAAAAGCAGATCGGCTGCGTGTTTATAGACCCCTTCGTCGGCGCTCACAATATTAACGAAAACGATAACATGGCTGTGAACGCTATTGTGGCGGAAATAAGGCGCGTGGCTGACGAGACAAAAT